AGGATGCAGCAGACCACGCAGTTTGCTTTATCGAAAAGTTCTGCTGTCACACAAAAGGAACATGGGACGGAAAACCTTTTGAATTGATTGACTGGCAAGAACAAATTATTCGTGATATTTTTGGTATTCTAAAACCCAACGGATACAGACAATTCAATACCGCCTATATAGAAATCCCAAAGAAGCAAGGCAAGTCGGAATTAGCGGCGGCTGTTGCCTTGTATTTACTTTGTGCTGATTTTGAACCGGGTGCAGAAGTTTACGGCTGTGCTGCGGACAAAGACCAGGCACGAATCGTGTTTGATGTTGCATTGGAAATGGTAAGGCGAAGTCCATTGCTCAAAAACAAAATGACAATCCAAGCCAGCCAAAAGACAATGACATATAATCCCACAGGCAGTAAGTACAAAGCACTTTCTGCGGATGTGGCAAACAAGCATGGGTTCAATACTCACGGCGTTATCTTTGATGAGCTTCATACTCAACCAAACAGAAAGCTCTTTGATGTAATGACAAAGGGTTCCGGTGATGCAAGAATGCAACCTCTGTATTTTCTTATAACAACAGCCGGAACAGATACGCAATCTATTTGTTATGAAACACATCAGAAGGCAAAGGACATTATAGAAGGTCGAAAAGTTGACCCAACATTCTATCCCGTCATTTACGGAGCGGATGATGATGACGATTGGACAGACCCGGAGGTATGGAAGAAAGCAAATCCCTCTCTTGGTGTGACAGTCGGTATCGACAAGGTTCAGCAAGCCTGCGAACAGGCAAAGCAAAATCCCGGCGAAGAGAATGCCTTTCGTCAACTTCGTCTTAATCAGTGGGTAAAACAAGCTGTTCGTTGGATGCCTATGGCAGTTTGGGACGCCTGTGCTTTTCCTGCAGACAAATCTGAACTTGAAGGACGAGTTTGTTATGGCGGTCTTGACCTTTCATCCACAACAGACATCACAGCTTTTGTGTTGGTGTTCCCTCCGGAAGATGAGGACGATAAATACATTATTCTTCCTTACTTTTGGATTCCCGAGGAAAACATAGACCTGCGTGTTCGGCGTGACCATGTGCCGTATGACATTTGGGAACGGCAAGACTTACTTATGACCACGGAAGGCAATGTTGTTCATTACGGATACATTGAAAAGTTCATTGAGAGCCTGGGTGAAAAATACAACATCCGTGAAATTGCATATGACCGATGGGGTGCTGTTCAGATGGTTCAGAACCTTGAGGGTATGGGATTTACAGTGGTTCCTTTCGGACAGGGATATAAAGATATGTCTCCGCCGACAAAAGAACTGATGAAACTCGCACTGGAAAAGAAACTCGCCCATGGCGGGCATCCCGTTCTTCGTTGGATGATGGATAACATCTATATTAAGACTGACCCTGCGGGAAACATTAAAGCAGATAAAGCTAAATCAACAGAAAAAATCGATGGTGCTGTTGCAACAATCATGGCACTTGACAGAGCCATTCGTTGTGGCAACACCAACAGTGCCTCGGTTTATGATGACCGTGGCATCTTATTTATATAGGAGGTCGATTAACTATGGGCATCTTTTCAGGAATATTCCGTTCAAGGGATAAGCCTCAAAACAGAACAGTTGGTAGTGCCTATACTTTTTTTATGGGCGGTTCAACATCGGGTAAGCCTGTAAATGAAAGGTCGGCTATGCAGATGACAGCAGTGTATTCTTGTGTAAGAATACTTGCTGAAGCAATCGCAGGTCTGCCACTCCACGTATATAAATACAACGAAACAGGCGGAAAGGAAAAAGCAATAGACCATCCTCTTTATCTTCTGCTCCATGATGAGCCGAACCCGGAAATGAGTTCCTTTGTGTTCAGGGAAACTCTTATGACACATCTTCTGCTCTGGGGCAACGCATACGCTCAAATCATCCGAAACGGCAAGGGTGAGGTTATAGCCTTGTATCCTTTAATGCCCAATAAGATGACTGTGGACAGAGATGAAAACGGACAGCTTTACTATACCTACCTTCGCTCTACCGAAGAAGCTCACACAATGGAAGGTTCATCGGTAATTCTTAAACCCTGTGATGTGCTTCACATTCCCGGTCTTGGTTTTGATGGTCTTGTGGGTTACTCACCAATAGCAATGGCGAAGAACGCAATCGGTATGGCAATAGCCTGTGAAGAGTTTGGTGCCAAATTCTTTGCTAATGGTGCAGCACCAAGCGGTGTGCTTGAACACCCCGGCACAATCAAAGACCCGTCAAGGGTAAGAGCGGCTTGGCAGAGTCAATTTGGTGGCTCATCCAACTCCGGCAAAGTTGCTGTTTTAGAGGAAGGTATGAAATACACGCCAATATCTATCTCGCCTGAACAGGCACAATTCCTTGAAACAAGGAAATTCCAAATCAACGAAATTGCTCGAATTTTCAGAGTCCCTCCCCATATGGTAGGTGACCTTGAGAAGTCGAGTTTTTCTAATATTGAGCAACAATCCCTTGAGTTTGTGAAATACACGCTTGACCCGTGGATTATCCGATGGGAGCAATCCATGTCAAGAGTGCTTTTTTCCGCAGAAGAGAAAAAAGAATATTTCATAAGCTTTAATCTTGAAGGTCTGCTGCGTGGTGATTACCAAAGCCGAATGAGTGGTTACTCAATTGCAAGACAGAACGGCTGGATGAGTGCTAACGATATTCGTGAGCTTGAGAATCTTGACCGCATCCCTGCCGAGCAAGGTGGCGACCTTTATTTAATTAACGGCAGTATGCTTCCGCTTGGAAACGCAGGAGCTTATGCAAATTTGAATTTAGAAAAGGAGGAAAACAACCAAGATGAAGAAGTTCTGGAATTGGACGAACAGCACAGAGACACAGACAAGGACACTTCACCTCAACGGAACAATCGCCGAGGAAAGTTGGTTTGATGATGATGTTACACCACAGCTTTTTAAGGATGAACTGTATTCGGGAGATGGTGATGTTACTGTTTGGATTAACTCTCCGGGCGGCGACTGTGTTGCTGCAGCACAGATTTACAATATGCTCAAAGATTATAACGGCAATATCACCGTGAAAATTGATGGCATTGCAGCATCAGCAGCATCGGTCATTGCAATGGCAGGCACAACAGTTTTGATGTCTCCCGTTTCGATGCTTATGATTCACAACCCTGCTACTTTTGCCTTTGGTGATACCGGGGATATGAAAAAAGCAATCGAAATGCTTAATGAAGTCAAAGAATCCATTATCAATGCGTATGAACTCAAGACAGGTTTGTCACGAGCAAAAATATCGCACCTTATGGATTCCGAAACTTGGATGAATGCATATAAAGCAGTTGAACTTGGCTTTGCAGATGACATTCTGTTTCGTAATGCTGACGTGGATACTGACGAGGATGAGGACGAAGAAAAGCTCGAAATCGGAACAGAACCCGAAGAAGAGCCGAAGACTCCCAACCCCAACGAAGAGGAAGATGAGGACGAAAAGAAAACGACACCCACTCCGCCTGTAAAGCAAAAGGCAGATGCGATGATATTTTCTCGTAAAGCAACAGATAGTGCTTTGATGACAAAAATCTCAAAGCATTATAAAGAAACCCCGGCAACCCCAACCAACAAAGGTCGTTCTGTAAATGAGCTAATGGAACGATTAAATCTTATGAAACGATAATTTTAAGGAGGATTTATAACTATGACTATTATTGAAATGCGTAATAAAAGAGCAAAGGCTTTTGAAGCGGCAAAAGCGTTTTTGGAGGCACACGCTACTGACGGGATTCTTTCTCCCGAAGATAGTGCGACCTATGATGACATGGAAAAGAGCATCAAAAAGTATGATGAAGCAATCGGCAGAATGGAAAGGCTCGAAGCTATGGATGCAGAACTTTCAAAGCCTGTATCTACACCCATTACAGAAAAGCCTGTGAAGCCTGCAGAGGACACCAAGACAGGGCGTGCTTCCGATGCATATAAAAATGCATTCTGGTCACAGGCTCGTGCAAAAAATGGTGTATCTTACGAGGTAAGAAATGCCCTTCAGGAAGGTGCAGATTCAGAAGGCGGATACCTTGTTCCTGATGAATTTGAGAAGAAACTTGTTACTTCTCTTACCCACAAGAATGTGGTTCGTGACCACGCTCACGTTATCACAACCAACAGCGGTTCGCACAAAATTCCGATTGTGGCTTCAAGAGGTACTGCTTCTTGGGTTGAAGAGGAAGGTGCTATTCCCGAAGGTGATGATGTATTCGGTCAGCAGCAGATTGATGCCCACAAGGTTGGAACTCTCATTAAGGTTTCGGAAGAACTCCTTAACGATTCAGCATTTGACCTTGAGAGCTATTTTGCAACTGAGTTTTCAAGAAGAATCGGTGACAAAGAGGAAGAAGCATTCCTTGTCGGAGATGGTAACAAGAAACCTCTCGGTATTTTCGCTGAAACAGGCGGTGCTGATGTAGGTGTTACAGCTGCATCGTCAACTGCTATTACAGCAGATGAACTTATCAATCTTTTCTACAGCCTCGAAGCTCCGTATCGTAAGAATGCAATTTGGATTGTAAACGATGCAACAATCGCTGCTGTGAGAAAACTCAAGGATACTACAGGACAGTATTTGTGGC